TCAACGACGGCACCGACTCGAGCTCGGTCTGCGACCGGCTCTACCCCAATGTTCGCGACTCCACCCTGACGATGTACCGGTGGAGCTTCTCGATGAAGAAGATCGCGCTGGCGCAGCTGGTGACCGCGCCCGGCAGCTATTGGAAGTACGCCTACCAGTTGCCTGGCGATCGCCTGGGCAACCCGATGGCGGTATACCCGAGCAGCAATGTAGGCACCCCGATCGACAAGGATTGGGAGATCCAGGGCGACCAGCTGCTCACCAACCTGACCGCGGTCTTCATCGATTACCAGTACAGCGTGCCCGAATACGCGATGCCGCAATACTTCGTGCAGCTGCTGAAATACCAGATGGCCTGGCACATTGCCGAGGCGATCACCGAGCAGCAGGACAAGTCTCTGCGCTGGCAGCGGGTGGCGCTGGGCGACCCGGCTGAGAACATGCGCGGGGGTTATTTCCGGCAGGCCTGCCAGATGGATGCGCAGGGTAACCCGAGCCGGGTGATAGAGGACTACACGCTGGTGGCGGTGAGGTACTGATGCCGCGCTTCGTCGACCTGCAGAGCAACTTCTCGACGGGCGAGCTCGATCCCCTGCTGCGGGCTCGAGTCGACCTGCAGGCCTACAACAACGCGCTGGCCAAGGCCACCAATGTCCTGATCCAGCCGCAGGGTGGCATGCGCCGCCGGCCTGGCACCAAGTACGTCGCAGAGCTCCCGAGCAACGCCTCGGACGGTGTGCGCCTGGTGTCGTTCCAGTTCTCTGTCGACGACAGCTACATGCTCTGCTTCGTTCATCAGCGCATGTACGTCATCAAGAACGGGGCGCTGATCACCAACATCAACGGCAGCGGGAACGACTACCTGTCTGTCTCGAGCATCACCAGTGCGATTGTCGACGACATGTGTTGGACACAGTCGGCTGACACGCTGATCGTCGTGCATCCTGATCTGCAGCCGGTGCAGATCCAGCGCACCAGCGACAGCGCCTGGACGGCCACCACCATCACGTTCGACAGCATCCCGAAGTACGCATTCAACATCGACTTCCACACGAACAACGGTTCGACGCTGACGCCGAGCGCGGTGAGCGGGAACATCACGTTGACCGCATCGACTACGCACCACGACAGTGGCGCAGCGCAGGCCGGATCGGCGACCACAATCACGCTGAAGTCGACCGCGAGCGCCACCAACGATATCTATAACGGCATGTACGTCACGATCACCAGCGGGCCTGGCGTGGGAGAGATCAGGATCATCGAGGACTATGTCGGCAGTACCAAGGTCGCGACGGTAACCCCGGCATGGACGACCCAGCCAACTAGCGCGAGCAATTACCAGATCACCACTTGGACAACCGAATCGGTCAACCAGTATGTCAATGCCAACCCGCAGGGTCGCGCCAGGATCGTGCAGTACGTCAGCGCGACGGTAGTGAATGCGGTGGTCGAGTACCCGTTCTTCAGCACGTCTGCTATTGCTGCAGGCAATTGGGAACTGGAGCACGGATACGAGAATGTCTGGTCTGCCAGTCGCGGATGGCCGAGGACGGTGAGCTTCCACGAGGGACGGCTGTTCTTTGGCGGCAGCAAATCAAGGCCCAGCACGATCTGGGGCTCGAAGATCGGGCTCTTCTACGAGTTCGTGCCGACCGAGAACTTGGACGATGACGCGGTCGAGGCAACGCTTGATACGAATGATCTGAACGTCATCACCGACATCATCAGCGGCCGCGACTTCCAGGTGTTCACCACCGGCGGCGAGTTCTTCGTCCCGCAGCAGGGATCAGATCCGATCACCCCGTTGACGTTCACGTTCAAGAACGTGTCCCGCAACGGCATCAAGCCTGGCACGCGGGTGCAGTCGGTCGAGAGCGGCACGGTCTTCATCCAGCGCCAGGGCAAGTCTCTCAACGAGTTCGTCTTCGCGGACACGCAGCTGACCTACATCACGCAGCGGATCTCGCTGCTGTCCGGGCACCTGCTGAAAGGCCCGCAGCGGATGGCGATCCGACGCGCCACTAGCACCGACGAGGCCGACCTGCTGCTGCTCACCAACACTACCGACGGCACGATGGCGGCGTTCAGCATCATGCGCAGCCAGCAGATCACCGCGCCGTCTGAGTTCGTGACCGATGGCGAGTTCATCGATGTTGGCGTGGACGTGACAGACATCTACACGGTGGCCGAGCGCGTGGCTTCCGGTGCGCTGCTGCTAGAGTCTGGGAGCGAGATCCTGACCGAGGGCGGTGATGGCATCGTGCAGGAGTTCGCGGGCATTAAGTACCTGATCGAACTGTTTGACGATGCGGTGTACACCGACTGCGCGGTGACCGGCGGCGCTGCTGCCAGCGCGTCCAGCCTGGTGATGACCCGCAAGACGGTGAACGTGATCTGCGACGGCGTGCCGCAGGGCAACGAGGTGGTGAGCGGATCCGGCACTGTGACGTTCGACCGGGCGTCTGTCTTCAGCTACGAGGTCGGCCTGCCGTTCACCGTGTACGCCAAGACGATGCCGGCTGAGATCCAGCTGCAGACCGGCAGCCGCGTGAGCTTCAAGAAGCGGATCGTCGAGATCAGCGCGGTGGTGAAGGACACGCAGGAGCTCGAGATCAACAACCAGCCGGTTGCGTTCCGGCTGATGGACAACCCGCTGCTCGACGAGCCGGTGCCGACCTTCACCGGCATCAAGCGCGTGAACGGTGTGCTGGGCTACGACCGCGAGCAGGCGATCGAGATCTCGCAGACGCTGCCGCTCAAGATGACGCTGCTGGGTCTTGACTACCGCATCGCGGTCTACTCGGGGACTTAACATGGCCAACGGGTTCGACCCTGCATCGGCGATGGAAACTCAGATGACGGCCGCGCCCGCCGGCGGCTTCAATGTCTCTGCTGGGCAGATGTACGCGGTCGCCGGTCTGATCAATGCCTATGGCGCATCACAGGCCCAGCAGGCGCAAGCGATCAATCAGCAGACCGCGTACCTGGTGCAGGCCCGCGACACGCTGGCGTTGGCCGAGGTTCGCGCAGATCTGTCGGAGCAGTACGCAACCATCCAGTCCGGCCGCATGCTCAAGCGTGCCGACATGGAGGCGATGAACTACAAGATCGCGGGCAACACGTTGCTGCGCAATCTCCGCAAGACCAACGCGGCGGCGCGTGCTCGGGCTGCAGCCTCCGGCGTGGCGCTTGGTGAGGGCAGCATTCAGGGCATCCAGACGGCGAACGTGCAGGCTGTGATGCGTGACGTGGACATTGCCGAGCTCAACGCGCTGACGGCGCAGGTGCTCGGGTTTGAGGATGCCAGCGCCATGCTGCAGTCGACCGAGTTGCAGTCGACGCTCAACCTGTTCCAGGCCCGTCGCCAGGCCGGTGGCCTCGAGTCTGCCGCGGCGACCACCCGCCGGACTGGTGGGCTACTTGCTGGCGCGACGTTGACACAAGGCCTTATTGGCGCTGCGAGGACGCTCTGATGGCGACGATGCTCGAATCCGGTCAGATCATGTTGCGCGGTGCGCAGGGCGGCGTGCCGATGGCGCAGCCGCAGCTGCAGGTTGTCGAGCCGATTGCTGCACGCGCCGCTGCCCAGCAAGCAGGCACGCTAGCAGAGATGCTCGATCGTATGAGCACAAGCGCATTCCAGGAGGCTGGCAGGTTGTCGCAGCAGGAGGCGATCAAGTTCGCCGCCGACAACCCGCCGACGCCGGAACAGATCGAGCTCGCCAAGAACGGCGTGCCGCTCCCGCGTGAGATGCGGGGAAGCATCTACAACGAGGCACTGCGCAAGGCCCGCAGCCTGCAACTGGCGAGCCACTTTGAGATCGAGGGACGCAACGAGCTTGCGAAGATCCTGACCGAAGTGCAGAGCGGGAAAATCACGGGCGAACAGGCAAGCCAGAAGATCGCCACGTTCACCAATGGCTACAGCCAAACGATGGCCGGCCAAGATCCCGAGGCTGCCATCAAGTTTCGCGCCACGATGGCCACTCACGGCAACAGCGTGATCAATGCTGCATACGAAGCGCAGATGAAGCGCGATCAGCAGCAGAAGCTCATCAAGCTGGACATGGACATCGACAACGTCGGCAAGCTGCTCTATGCCGCTGCAGCGCAGGTGCCGGATCAGTTCGATGCGCTGGCTGACATTCATCGCCGGAACATCAGCACTACCGCGTTGACGCTTGGCAACCTCGGCGTGCAGAGGGAGTACAGCGACAAGTTCGAGAAGATGGTCAGGGCCGCAAAGGTCTCGGTCATCACCAACCAGCTGCAGAACGACGCCTACTTCACCAACACCACGCAGACGATCGCCGACATCCGCAGCGGATCGCTCGGCATGGGCAACAAGTACAACAACATGCTGATCGGTCTGGTTGCGACAGACCAGGCTGCGGTCGAGGACATCGTCAAGACGTTCCGCGGAGAAATATCTGCCCGCATTTCCCAGCGCGAGGATGCAGAGAAACTGGATAAGCGCCAGCGCGACATCAAAGTCAACGATCTGATGATCGAATACTTCACGCCTGGCACGCCGCCCACCCGGCAGCGCCAGATCGCGTTCGAGGCGGCGAAGCTCAACGTCATGTCGATCGAACAGCTGGAGAAGTTCCTCGACCCGAAGCAAAAGCCTGGTGATCCGTATGCGTTCGCTGCAGCTAAGTATGCGATCCAGCGCGGGGACATCACCGACTTTGGGCAACTGTTGACGCTGTCCAACCGTCACGGCATGAACGGCGAGCAGTTCAAGGATCTGGCTGCAGAGCTCAAGCAACCGCTGGATCGCGAGCGATCTGATGCAGTCAGGCTCATCAGGCGGGCATCCGGCACCCCTGACGTTGTGAGCGTATTTGCGAGTGTGCACGATCAGCACAAGATCGACAAAGAGCAGAAGATCCTGCGCTACTTTGAAACACTGACTGAAGACTTTCGCGCTCAGAATCCTGGCCAGCGCATCCCGTTTGGCACCCTGGCCGACCAGGCCGTGCAACAGTACGACAGAACAGAGAAAGCAGACGCTCGGAAAACAGCAGCCGCCACCGCAATTAAGAATACGGTACGGGACTTGGTTGGGAAGAAGATGATGCCTGAAATTTCAATTACGGCAGACACCAACCTAGATGATCTTGCAAGACTGTACCCAAAGCTGGGTCAAACAGAGTCAGGTGGTGGAGTGCCAATCGACTACCTGCGGCAGCAGCAGCGCATTCTGCGTGAGGTGGCGCGATGAGCGAAGTCTATACGCCGTTTGAGCAGCGGATCATCGACGGCTATCTCAAGGCGAATTACCCGCCACTGCCGACGGAAGCGCCAGACCTGCAGGAAGCGGCGACGATGATGACGCTGCCCGAGGATGCCAAGAACATGCCGCTGTCGACGTTCGGCAAGATAGCGATGGATGTCCCTGCTGGCCTGGCGAAAGGCGCCATCCAGGGCACGATCGGGTTGCCTGGCGAGATCATCAGCCTGGGCCGTGGCATTGCAGCCGCAGTGAGCCCGCAGGCTGGCGAGGGCCGGCTCGACGCATTCCTGCGCGGCACCCAGGGCAAAACGATCCTGCCGACAACCGAGGATGTTAGGAAGTTCCTGGACGATACGCTTGGCATCCCGCTGGTTCCCGCGGGCGAGACCGACCAGATGCGGCGAGAAGGCGCGAAAGTATCCGAGACGGTCGGCGAACTGTTCGGCGCTGGCAAGACTGCAACTGAAATCGGCAAGGCTACAGGCCGCGCTGCGGTCGAGGTCGGGAAAGAGCTCGGGCCGACCGCTGGAAGGCTTGCCGAAGACTTCCTCCGTAAACAGGGATTGTTGCTTGAGGCGGCACCTGCAGGTGGGCGAGCAACACCTCGCCAAGGCCTTACCTTTCCAGAGGCTGATACCGCTAACCGGGCAAGGTTAAAAACTCAGCGCCTGGTGGCGCTACAAAACGATGGTAAGCCATTGCCTGGCGGGCCAAAGAATGATCGCACCGTAATTGAGCCTCCAGAAGGGAGTAATCTGCCGCCATTCGCGGTGGGGAATATTACGCCCCAGGATTGGGTCGCACGCACAGAATCAATGTTGACGCCCAATGAGATTAGCCAGTATGCGAATTGGTACGCTGACGTTCGAGACATGTTCCTGAAGTACACCAACAACGATGCGCCGAAAGCAGACGCATACATGCGTGCTTGGTTGGTGGCAAATCAGAACATTGGCGTGGATGGCGCGTTCAACAATGTGCTGTTACAAGCCGAGCAGTTTGCTCGCGGTGTGCCAGAAGAAGCGATGCGTGCAGGGGGGTTGCCTGGCGCCACTGTTGCGGCAAGGCGGGCATTGAGAAACGAGCCGATCACCGAGGGAGTCGGGCCGAAGATCGCAGACTTTGTCGATTCAGCAGAAGGCAGTACGTCACGGGGTTATTACGGCGGGAATCAGGTTGGCGGCGCCCCGTTTGTCGTTGACATCCATACCGCTCGCGACACTGGGTTGGTTGATCCGATTCTGATCAATCACCTTGAGCGCATCGGATACCGAGTCGACCGAGACGCTATCAAGACAGACTTTCAAGCTGGGCCAACTGATACGCAATACGAGAATCGCGCAGACTTTGGTCGAGCTCTTACCCAGCATTTGAATGACACTGGATGGCAAGGCCGCAACGATTGGAAGCCGCACGAAGTGCAAGCGATTGGTTGGATGTCAATGACCAAGCTGACGGCAAACGCGGCAGAAGACACGACGACTGCTCTTGAGCGCAACCTGCGCAGGATATCGATGGAGGTTGCACCAGGCGAAGGGTCTCCCTGGGCACAACGATACGGCGCTCAATTTGCTGCGTTGCCGCAAGACAGACAGGCAAAGATTACCGAGACCGTTACCGCCAAAGCAATTCAACAAGCCAGCCGAATGACCGGCGTTGATGTAACCGGCATGGTGCATGGTACTGGCGGGTGGCAAACATTCCAGAATCCGGCCACGGTTGCACAGGCGCTGGCCACCAAGCAGGGCTCAGAGATGACCGCCAATTTGCTTGGTTATCTGCTGCAACAAACAGAAGTTTGGGTGAACAGCGTCAAAGGGATGACCAAGAACCCCAAGGCGATTGCAATTGACTTTGTTGAAGACGGCAGCACCAACCTGGCTAACGATGCTGGGCTTAGAGATTTCTGGGCAAAGGTCATGGCAGCAGATCCGACCGGATTGTTTGTTGGATATCAGCCAATCCGCACAGCAGAAGGGCAGGTAGGAATCCGCGTGCTTGTTGATAAAGGTGGCGAAGGGCGAATGTCCAGCGTACAATCAGCGATTGAAGGGCCATTGTCACAAATGGTCAGCGGGCTTCAGTTCCAGGTTCGGGTTCGTGGATATGAAGCCGATCTGATTAAAGCCCGCAACGATTGGACGAAGGATAAAGATGGGCAAGCTTATCTGGGAAGGCTGGCAGACCTCGGTCTCGGACGCGCCGCAGCCGACTTCGATCCTTTACGGCGCGAACTTGAGACGCTCCTCGAACGCGAGCTCTCCGGCACCGGAGCAGCCAGCCGCGCAATCCGAGCAAAAACAACCGGCGCAACCACCGGTACAAAAGCCGGCCAAGTAACTAGGGGCGGCCGCGCTCCGCAGTCTGGAGCGCAATGATGGCCATCCCTAACGCCCCCCTCGAGCAGCGCCTCGACGAGATCGTCCCGCCTCCGCAGCAGCGTGAGGTGAGCGCGGAGCCGGATGAACCGATCCCGGCATTCGAGCCCGCGCATACTGGTGACGACAATGTGGTGCAGGTCGCAGGCCTGCGCAACATCATCATCGGCGGTGCCAAGGCCGTCAAAGAAGGCGAGGCTGCCAGGGCCGCCGCCAAGGCTGCAGCAGAGGCTGCGCCGCCAGCAGCAAAACCCCTCGAGGCCTTGCCGCAGCAGCTGCAGAAGATCGAGCAGACGATCGAGGCAGCGCCAGCAGCCGGCACCCCGCCGACCACGCTGATCAACCTGAACCGGGTTGAAGGGCCGGCCGACTTCAAGCAGACGGTCGACTCGCTGGTCACGTCCAGCGGCATCCAGGTCGAGCGCATGACGTTCGAGCAGACGATCGCCGCGGCCAAGAAAAAGGGATTCGGCCAGGATCTAATCAGCGACCTGTCTGCGCTCAAGCAGCAGTACGGCGAGATCCCTGTCGACATGATGCGGATGCGCCTGGCGAGCTATCAGAACGCCAAGGACTTCTACGACCTGGCGCGGCAGGCGTATGTGAATCCGGACAACGTCGACATGCAGGCGCAGCTGCTGTACCTGCTGAACCGGCAGAACCTGATCAACGACGCCTATGTGCTGTCGCGCACTCGCGCAGCGCAAGCTACCGCTGTCGGGCGTGTAGAAGTCAGCCAGGGCCGCGCCGCCGGAATTCTGGATGTCGCCGAAGGCACGAAGATCCCAGGGCCGAATGATCCTGAGATGAAGACGATGCTGGCCGATCCAAAGGTCGCGCCAGAGCTCAAGGCGCTGGTCGAGAAGTTCGTCCAGTTGCAGGATGAGGGTGCTCGCGAGGGTCTGCTCAACAAGGTGAGCAAGACCGGGCTCATCATGGACTTGTGGGATCGCACCTGGAAGAACGGCCTGCTGTCCGGCATCGGCACGCACGTTGTCAACCTGACATCGAACACGACGTTCCTGGCGAGCTCGGTGGCCACCAGGGCGCTGGCCGGCCTGGCCGGGTCTGCCAAGCGGGCGGTCGGCATGAGCGCCGAGGTAGAGCTCGGGGAGGCTGGCGCGATGGTGGCCGGCTATGTGCATTCTCTGCGCGAAGGGTTCAGCCTGGCTGGCACGGCACTGCGCACCGGTACCACCCGCGAGATGCGGGCAGGATCCGAGCTCATCAGCGACGCCGGCACCAAGCTCGAGGGCCAGTACAACATCTTCGATGCCCGCGACTACGGCATCGAGACAGAAGGGCTGGTCAAGGGCATCAACGCATACGCGAACTTCGTCACGTTGCTGGGCGGCCGCCCCATCATGGCGATGGACGAGATCTTCAAGACGATGGGCTACCGGGCCGAGCTCTATGCCCAGGCCTATCGTGCCGAGCAGCAGGTCAGACGCGCTGCCAGGGATGCCGGCGTGCCTGCAGCGGAAGCCGAGCAGCTTGGCCTCAAGCGGATGGGTGAGCTCCTGTCTGACCCCCCGCCAGAGCTCGATGATCTGGCGCGTGATTTCAGCCACATGATCACGTTCAGCCGCAAGCTGACCGGCAACGCCGCGCAGATCCAAGAGCTTGCGCAGGACAACCTGCTCGGCCGCATCGTGCTGCCGTTCGTGAAGACGCCGATCTGGGTTGTGAGCGAGGGCATGCAGCACAGCGCGTTCGCTCCGATGTCAAAGCAGTGGCGGCAGGACTTCATGGCCGGCGGCGCAAAGCGCGAGCTCGCTATGGCCAAGTGGGGCATGGGCACCGGCATCATGATCGGTGCTGGCAGTCTGGTGGCTGATGGCCGGATCACTGGTGGCGGCCCTGGTGACAGCAACCTGCGCAAGATTTACCTGGACAGCGGCTGGCGTCCGTATTCGTTCGTCTTCCAGGCCGGCGAGTGGGATCAAGACTTCGTCAAATACTTGAGCGGCATGCGGATCGATCCGTCGATCAGCAAGGATGGCCGGCTGTATGTCCCGTTCCGCGGGATCGACCCGGTTGGTGCGCCGATGGCCATGATTGCAGACGCGGTCGAGTATGCCCGCTATGAGGACAACCAGGATCTGGTTGGTGAGGTGTTGCTGGGCGCGACTTGGGGTCTCTACGGCTACGTCGGCCAGATGCCGTTCGTGCAGGGCATCAGTTCGCTGGCAGGTGCGTTCAGCGCCACCATCCCGAATCCGAAGCAGGCCTTCAAGAATGCGCTCGATGGCCTGGCCGGAACTGCTGCCAGCTACGTCATCGAGGGCTCGCCGGTTGGGATCTTCAGTTCAGCGCGGGCAATGGTCGAGCGCGGCGTCGATCCGTTCAAGCGCATGACTGCAGAATCTCCCAACACGCCGACAGTGCTCAAGGGATTCTTCGAGGGCATCAATCGCAGCCAGGCCCGCACGCCGATCCTAAGTGAGCGGCTGCCGCTTACATACGATTACCTGGGCGAGCCGATGACCGATGTCGATCCGGCCAATCCCTGGCTGGCCTCGACCACCGGCGTGCGCTACAGCGAGACGAAGCAGCGGCCTGCCGATAAGATCATCATCAGCTTGGGCATCCCGCTCAAGAAGCCTGACATGAGCGTCACCGCAGCCGGCGTGACGATCAAGCTCGAGGTCGATGAGTATGCATACATGATGCAGCAGTTGGGCCGCATTGCAGACGGTCGCGGGCTGCGTCTTAAAGATGCAATCGCCGAGCGGTATAACACGCCAGGCTTCAGCGATGACCCGCGGAACGTGCAGCAGGACAACATCCGCGATGTCTATTCAGGATACGTCAAGGCAGCGCAAAATGATCTGATGATGAACAGCAAGTTCGCGCCAGCCATTCAGCGCCGGATTGAAACAGCCCAGATACGCCTGCCGCGGCTGGGCAACTACGCGAGGTAAACGATGGCCATCCAAATCAACAACGTCACCCGGCGCGTGGTCTACGCGGCCAGCGGAACCGGCCCGTACAATTTCACATTTGAGATCCTCGCGGCGGGCGATATCGCGGTCTATCGGGACGACACGCTGCTGGTGCTGACCACCGACTACACGGTGACGATCAACGCCAACGGCACCGGTTTCGTCACGCTGACTGCCACGCCTACTGGTGCGACACAGATCGCGATCGTCGGCAACCGGACGATCAGCCGCACCACCGACTTCGTGACCGGCGGCGACTTCTTCGCTAACACGCTGAACGACGAGCTCGACCAGCAGACGATCTTCGCGCAGCAGAATGCCGAGGGTCTGGGCCGTGCGCTGCAGGCACCGCAGACTGACCCGACCACGATCAACATGACGCTGCCGGGCCGGACGACGCGAGCGAATAAGTACCTGAGCTTCGACACCAACGGCAACCCCACCGCTAGTGCTGGCGCTCCCAACACGCTGTACTACGGCAGCTATACGAGCGACCCGACCACCAGGCCGGACGGCACCGCGATGGTCAACGGCGACCTGTACTTCAACAGCACGTCGCAGGTAGTGAAGTACCGGGTGACCGCAGGGTGGCAGACGCTGAAGACTGGCGCGATCATCGTGCAGACATCGCTTGCCACTGCCGGCCAGACGCTGGTCTCGGTCAACTACCTGGTTGGCCAGGTGCAGGTCTACATCAACGGCGCGCTGCTCTACCCGAGCGAGTACACGGCGACCAACGGCACCAGCATCACGCTCGGATCGGCCCTGACTCTCAACGATGAGATCACGGTGGTGAGCACGGATGCGGTTACCTTCTCGACGCCGGCGATCGTGAGCAGCAGCGAGCCGACCGGCGCAGCGGCAGCTGGCACGCTCTGGCTGAAGGTGTGACATGCCGGCACCATACGATGACCTCTGGGTTGGCAGCGGTGGCAATTGGGTCAAGCCCAACATCGCTTATGTGTACAACGGACAAGCCTGGCGCAGAGTCAAGAAGGTCTATGTGTCGAACGGGGTCAGCTACGACCTGGTCGCCGAGTACCCGGATTGGGGAAAGGTTGCGAGCGGGATCACCAGCGCGGTCGCCGGCACGGCACCGCATGCTGCGATCTTCAATGAGTCGATCGGCGGCAGGAAGTTCGGAGACATCGACAACAACGGAACCGTCAATGCTGTCGATGCATTGAGAGCCACGCAGTTCAACAGTTATGCGCTGGCGGCCGGAGCCCAGAAGACGTACCTCGAGGACGTGATCTCTGGGACGATGATGAGGAACAAGATCAAGTACGCAGACTATTTCTGAAGCAGTGCCCGCGAGGAATGGCGCGATTGGTTTGTTCTGCATGAGGTGATTGATGACAACGGCGAATGAAGTGGAGGCTCGGTTGATGACGCATGAGGAGGTTTGCGCGGTGCGTTACGAGGGCATCAATGCCCGGCTCAAACGGCTCGAGACGATCCTAATCGGCAGCGCAGGGTTCATCATCATGCTGCTGCTCTCGCTGGTGCTGAAGGTCTGACGTGGTCGAGATCGCGGTTGCACTCGCAGCTGCCCAGGCTGCGGTCGCCGGCATCAAGCAGGCGATCCAGGTAGGCAAAGATGCCAAGGAGTGCCTGGGCGAGTTCATGTCTCTATTTGATGCCCAGGATCAGATCCAGCGGGCCAGTACCGAAGAACGGGCGAAGTTGCCAGAAGAGAAACAGAAGAGCGCGATGAGCGAGGCGCTCGAGTCTGTGATCGCAGCCAAAAAAATCCGCGACATGACCGACGAGTTGAAGCAATACCTTATCTGGTCAGGACAGTCGGACATTTGGGATGAGATCCAAAGAGAGCGCAACGCGATCATCCAGCAACGGAAAGCCGCAGAACTCGCAGCGAAGCGCAAGGCAGAAGAAGAAGCGGCACTGCGGCTGAAGCAACGCAAAGAGCGGATGCTGCTTGCAGTGGTGCTCGGGATCGGCGGCATCATCTTCTACCACTCGGCCAGTTACATCTGGGCCTGGTATCAGGCCAATCAATGATGAAGTGGCTGGCGTTCCTGATGATCTTTTTGGTGTTGCTGATGGCAACGCTTTCGGAGGTAAGTCGATGAGAATGACTACAGAAGAAATTGAAGTTCGTATCTGGGCAATTATCTCGCTATGTCTTGCTGCGATCCTTGTTCTGTCGGTTGTGTCGATCATATTCGGCGTGCTGTTCGTCGAGCACGACCTTGAGCGCATCAGCCCGATTGACACGCAGTTAATCGGCATTCTCAAGGACATCATGTTGCTGGCGATAGGCGCAGTCGGTGGCCTGGTCGGCAGGAAGGGTGCCTACGCTGCGGCCAATATGCTTACCAAGAAGGAGGACGGCGATGCTACCCCTCGGCCCACTGCTTGAAGTAGGCAGCAAGATCCTAGACCGGGTGCTGCCTGACCCGGGTGCTGCCGCGAAGGCGAAGGCAGAGCTCGCGCAGCTGGAGCAGAACGGCGAGCTCCAGAAGATGGCCAACGAGACCAAGCTCTTCGAGATCGAGCAGAACAATCTGACCGACAGGCTGAAGGCCGACATGGCCAGCGACTCCTGGCTATCGAAGAACATCAGGCCGATGACGCTGATCGCCATCCTCGCCGGGTACTTCACCTTCGCGATGATGAGCGCGTTCAAGATGGATACGAACCAGGCTTACGTCGAATTGCTTGGTCAGTGGGGCATGTTGATCATGTCGTTTTATTTTGGTGGCCGCACGCTCGAGAAGATCATCGATATGAAGGCGAAGAAATGAAAGAGAACTTCGAGTCGGCGCTCGCCGCGGTGCTGCACCACGAGGGCGGCTTCGTGAATCACCCCCGCGATCCTGGCGGCATGACCAACCTGGGCGTGACCAAGCGAGTCTGGGAGGAGTGGGTCAAGCATGAAGTCGACGAGTCCACCATGCGTGCGCTCACGCCAGAGGACGTTGCGCCCATGTATAAGGCCAAGTATTGGAACCAGATCTCCGGCGACGATCTGCCGGCAGGCGTCGACTATTGCGTGTTCGATGCGGCCATCAACAGCGGGCCAGGCCGTGCGGCCAAGTGGCTGCAGCAGGTTGTCGGCGTGACTGCTGATGGTTCGATCGGGCCTGGCACGTTGCGGGCTGTCGCGGCCATGCCTGCCCACGAAATCGTGTCCCAATACCAAGCGGTGCGCTTGGATTTCCTGCAGCGCCTGCCGACCTGGGAGACGTTCGGCAAGGGCTGGGGCCGGCGCGTGACCGAGGTGGCCACGGCAGCCGGCAAGATGACAGACGGGTCAAGCAACCTTGCGTGAGGCGGCCTCGGCCTCACGCTCCTCGGGGGTCAATGCTGCACCCAGCGCCGCCAGCCGCTGGCTGTAGTTCGCCATCAGCGCGGTCTTGCGCACCAGGTCGACACGCTGCAGGAGCTCTTCGTTGCACTCGCGGAGCTCGCGCAGTTTGGTCATCCTGGTGCGAGCCCCTGCCCGGCCTGCCCTGGCCGTCTTGTCTCCCAGCGCATCGTAGGCCTCGGCCCACTCGATCAGCGTCTTGTAGACCGCAAGCGGCGTCTCTTTGCCGGGCACCCAGATCTGGAAGTAACCAGGTGCAGCCTCGGCTGGCGGCTCGCCTGACTCGGCGATGATGGCCTCACGCTCGGCGTCGGCCTCGGCCTGGTCGGCAGCTGCATCATCGGCGGCCTGGTCGGCTGCGAACACCTGCTCGATGACCACCGGGTCGCTGGTCTGCTCGACCAGGGGTGGCGCTGGGATGGCCGGCTTGATCGCGTCCAACGGGTTGCGCGGCGTGATGTCCTTGGCTGGCTGCCGATCGTCGCTCGGATAGTCCTGCGCCTCTTCCGCAGTGATCAGCCCCTTCAGCACGTCAGGGAAGGCGTCCCGCAGGGCGAACCCTCGAGCACGCATCTGCAGCATGCGCTTGGGGTAGGCCTGCCACGGCCCCTGCTTGCCCCACAGGCCGGCCCGCTTGGCGTCCTCGACCGAGAACCTGGCGACCACCGGCATGCGTCCCTTGCGGCGGGCGATGCAGACGGCCACCGGGTTCGGGGTGCCTTCATTCTCAATGTGCTCATCGATGCCCTCGCAGAGCGGCGAGGCCTGCACTAGGGCGAGCGCCGCGTCACCGTAGACGCTGGGCTTGCCGTTGATCACGGCGATGTTCTGCAGCGCCTGCATAGGGGCGAGTCCGATCTCATAGCCCCACTGCACGCAGACCAGGATGTCTGCGGGTTTTCCCTGGTACTGCTTGGGCACCATCGTGCTGGCTGCCAGGTGCTCGCTGAACTGCATGGCCTCGGTGAGGGTGGCGGGTGCGAACCCGCGATGGGTGGTCAGTTGCATGATGCTTCGCCTTCCGGCAGGTGTGCCTTGATGGTTTCCAGTACGACCATGGTGATCGAGTCGACGAGCTCCATTGCCTCTTCTTCTGATGCCAGGTGCATGGCATTGATGACTGCCCGCACGGCGCGGGCGTGCGCGTCTTCCAGGCTGGTCAGATCGCGGGAACTCATGGCCGGATCTCCTTGATCGAGAGCGTTGACTGCCGGATGCTGTAGGCCTCCTTCGCCGGAACGGTCTTTGCGGGCTGCGCCTGGTAGTTGCGCATCGGCCACGACACCAGGTAGTTGCCAGCGACTGCCTTTGATGCGGTGCCGATCAATTTTTTGAGCTTCTTCTCGGCGTCAGCACGATCGGCCTCGGCCTTGTCGATCTTGATCTTGGCTGCCAGGATCTTCATCGCGAGCTCCTGCGCCGTGTCATCCAGATGGATGATCGAGTCGGGCTCGGCCTGCGGATACATGCGGTTGGCATCCTTGCTGTCCTGCGGCGGGTAGAAGTCGACCGTGCCGGTCTCTTTCCAGTGCAACAGCCGGCGCTGGAAGTCTTCGCAGGCAGCGCGGATCGCGCCCAGCGTCTGATCGTGCGGCGCGAACAGGAACAGCCGGAGCTCGGTGCCTTGGTAGAGCGTGGCGATGCAGCCCCACTTCGCGCCCAGGATGGCCATCTGCGCCTGCAGCTGGATCGGGCCGCGCCAGAGCGGCGGCATGTCTTCCGCGGGCTGGCTGGTGAGCTTGGCCTCGAGCACGCCCAGGCCGTCAAGCTGGATGCTGTCCTGGCCGACGACGTAGATCCCGGCGTCCGGATCAGTGTGCAGCACTTGTCCGCGGCCATCGGCGCTGCCGTCCAGACTGCAGGCCAGCGGGAAGTCGCGGTGGAAGAACGGCTCGGGGTGCTCGGTGATCAGGTCGGTGAGCTCGAGCCGGCGGGCGGCCTCGCGCAGGATGATGGGCTCCAGCTGGTTGCCCCAGGCCATCGCTTCGTTGCCGATGTCTGGCCAGTCCTCGCCCTTCAAGGCGCTGATCGTGGCGGTGAGCTCATCGTTGGGGCTGCGATACTTCGACAGACCCATGAGTGCCGGCAGCCGGCTGGCTGACATCATCGTGTTCGGGGTGACTTTACTGACCATCGGAGGTCTCCTTCAGGGCGTAGACGCGGATCACTCGAGCGTGAGCCGCGGGGTGAAGCGCCTCGGTGTAGCCGATGGCGCGGAACAGGGAGCAGCGGAACACCGCTCCCAGGACTGACGGGTGGATGCCGGGCGGCAGATCGATGCTGGCCCGGATGTCGTTGATGCTGACGATCCCTCGCTTGCGGGCGATCGCCACCGCTTGTTGCCGGCAGCGTTCCAGGAGATCAGCGTGCGAGACACTGAAGAGCGCAAGCTGTTGCTCGCGGAGCTCGCGCCCGGTGGTGGTCTGTTGCATGGCGGCCTCCTACAGCGTGAACGCAAAGACCAGGTACGCAGCAATGGCCATGACCGAAGCGATCGCCCAGGCGATCCGGCCGCCGTTGCGGGCAGGTTTGGCGAGCAGGTGGGCCTGGATGAAGAGTTCCTCATCGGTGATCGATGAGCGAGGGCGGGGCTCCCAGCGGGTGCCGATCGGCACCTTCG